CCACCAGCCAGGGCGGATGTACGCCGCCTGCGTGGCCAGGTACTCAATTTGCTTTTCGGCGAAGTCGTTGAACTGCTCGGGCAGCCGGCAGTTGAAGCGCATCAGCGCCGGAGGAATCTTCTTCGGCGTCGGGTTCGCCTGGGTGTTCAGCTCCTCATCCTCGTAACGCATCAGACGACGCCGCGCCATATTGGTCAGACGGATCTTCATCGGCACATCAGAAGGCGCGAGCCACGGCGGCCCGATCGTCCCGGAGAACAACATCGGGATGAAGCCATGCGTGACTCCATGCCCTTCATCAGGTTGCGGCTTCTGGTGCTGGTAGATCAGCAGGCGCAGCACGCCGCCAGCGTCCACCGCAACTGCGGTGGCGCCACTCGGAAGCGTGCGAGCCATCTTCAGCGAATCGAGTCCGCCGAGCCCCTTATGGTTCGTGAGTCGACGAACCAGCAACTCGGCAGCCGCGGCATCCTCTGCGCCAAGCTCGCCCTCACCATAGAAAAACCTGCCGTGGGGGCGCGGCTGGTGCATGGCTGCTTATACCGTGAGGCTCAGGCGATAGCCCACCTCGTAGGTGTCACCGCTCTGGAAAACGCGGGCCGCGGCGTACTTGGTCGCCGACACGAGCACGCCGGTCGTGCCGCCGCGCGTGCTGTTGGTCAGCATCGCCGCGCCGGTCACGTTCAATTGCGAACTGGTGGCGATCGTGACGGTGGCGACACTCGCCATGTTGTCGATCGACCCGGTGGACGTGTTTGTCGGCGTCCAGGCCGGGCGAGTGGCGTTTGTGTAGCCTTCGGTCAGGCTTACGATCTCGCTGGCCGCCGCGGCAAAGCTCGCAGCGGTCCAGTTCGCCGCCGGGGCTGCTGCGCCGGAGAAGAGCGCGAGGAAGTAGCCTGCGGGCTTCGCGGTCGAGCCCATTGCCACGTTCAGGATGTGCGCGAGCCCTTCGGTCGGGATCAGGTTCTTGGTGCGCTGCCACTCGCCGCCGTTGATGCGGTCGAAGTATTCGCCGGCCGCCAGCACGCCCTGGCGCGGGAAGTAGACGCCCTCGTCGGTGAGATCGTACTGCTCGCGATCAAGCGCGAGCGCGAGTTCGTTGCGGAGGTTGCTCATAGGATGCTCCTTCGGTCCTATGCCGCACTCCTGCGCAGCGGATGGGGGTTCAGCTTGATACGGCGGTGATGATACGTCGGCCAGCCAGCACGGACGAGCCGTAGAGGGAGGTGATCCCCTTCAAGGTTCCAGCCTGGAGCTCCAACATCGTGCCGCTGGCCGTGCCCAGCACATAGCCGTTCTCGGCCAGCCACACCGCAACTTCACGCCCGCCCTCGGCCGCCGCGCCGACGGCTTCGGCCGGCAATCGGATCGAGGAGCGTGGGACTGGCGCGCGCGACGCCAGCCGGCGCACCGAGAACCCTTCAGGCGTGGCGCCCTCGAGGAACGCCACATGATCGACTTGCCCGATCCAGATCCCGCCCTCCACCGGCTCGATGAAAGTGATCCGCTGCGGCATCTGCAGGAAGCCGTGACGCTCGTCATGCAGGTGGTAGCCCATCGCCTCGGACCAGCGCAGCACGTTGAGCCGGACGGTCAGCAGCCGGCCGCGCCAGTAGCGCAAGAACGCCCCGGCCGGCATTGGCGACAGGTGGCGGAACTGCGCCGGCCGCCCCAGCTCGGGCAGCAGTGGCACGTCCACCGGATCCGCGTTGGCCGGGTAGTCGCCAGCACGCGCGAGCTCGCCGCCGTCCTGGCGGGTCAGGTATAGGCGCACGCCGGTAACGCTCGGATCCATGCACAGCGGGAACGCCACGCGCAGCAGCCCGCCCTCGCCCGCCTCTACGAAGGTCGCCTCGGAAGCCTGCGACTCAAGATCACCTCGCAGCCACGCCACGGCCGCTCCGTATGTGCCGGCGGCGAGCGACCCGCCACCCAGCGCGGCGACCAGCGGCGGCGCCGCGCTGTCGAAGGTCAGGCGCTGCGCGCTGCCGCCGTCGAAGACGAAGAGCCCGGCTGGGCCAGACACGACCACCCGGTTGTTCAGAACCTCGTGCGACACGTCACCTTCGCCGATCGTGACGAGCGCCTCATGCGTCCAGCTGGTCGGATCGACCCGCGCCCACTGATTGCCCAGGGTGCCGAACACGTCGCCATGGAGCGGGCTCTGCCACAGGTTGCGATACGCGGCCGTTGTGACCGGGCGCACGCCTGAGCGTAGCTGCGGCAGGCCGGATTCGGTGATGTCCACGTTGACCGCGTCTCGCACATAGAGCTTCGGCGTATCACCGCCGCGCTGGAGCGCCGCGTCCTCGGCCACGTTGTTGATGCCCGCCATGGGCAGAAGAGGGATGTCCATCAAAAGGCTCCTTTGCGGAACTGGTCGGCGTTGCCGTCGGGGCGGATGAAGTGCACGCCGGGGCGGATGTCGGGCGTCCCAAGCGCAGCCACCGGCTCGGCGCTGTGCGAGAACACCCGCAGCGGGTCGGGCGCAATTGTGCGGCGCGTCACGCGCATGCGCTGGCTGAATGCCTCGACGTCGTACTCTGCGCGCATGGCGTCGAAGCCCTCGGGATCCAGCCCGCGCACGCGGTGCGAGATCCACGAATCTCCCAGCAATTCGGAGTCGATGCCGTCGGGGATCGTCGGCATCAGCGGCCCGACGCGCAGGCCCTGCCACATGTAGGGCGAGTCGTTCTGTCGCGGGTTCCCAAGCCGTTGCATCAGGTTGCCGACGGGGCGAATCTCCCGGTTGAAGAGCTCGATGCGATGCTCTCCGAGATCGGGGCGCTCGACCCCATCGGGCGCAAGCCTGTTGTCCGGAGGCATCGTCACCGCGGGCCTGCCATACAGCGCGGCGGCGAAAGGCTCGAAAAAGCGCACGTAGGCAGTCCCGGGGATCCGCGGGTAGCCCATGCGCAGAGCCCGAATGCCAGGCGGCGCAACAGTGATGCGCGCGTTCTCGACGCGCGGCTTCGGCGGGACAAAATCGAGATCTTCGTGCACCCACCTCACAGATGACGCATAGATGGTGGCATTGCGGTTCTGCACCACCGCACGCCCCCACTGGATATCTGCTCCGCCGCTGCGGCGCTCGTCAATGATGTGCGGCGGCGAACCTCCGGGCACGGGGTGGTTCACCCGCGCCTGGGGGGGGGCCTCGATCCCGGCGTAGACCGTGTGCGGGGAGAGGCGCGGCCTTCCCATGGGCTGCGGCATCAACTCGATGAAATCCGCGCCGTCGGTGCTGGTGTCGCAGTAGATGCGCCGGTGCTTGTGCTCAATGTTCGGCTGCGAGACCGCTTCGTAGTCGTGGAAGCCGAACGGCACGCGGATGCTGTTCGCCGTGATCCTCGCTGATCCGAATAGCGTGCTCGGGTCGGGTTGCTCGACCAGCAGGAATTGCAGATTCAGCGCCGGAGCTGGAACTTGGCCGTACTGCTTGGTTCCTGGTGGGCGGATGCCGTAATGCTCGCCATTCGGATCCTCGGCTCCCGGCGCAAGGCTGTAGTCCGGCACGTACAGCCACACCCACTGCGTTGCCATTGGCGGGGTGCCCGTCTTCTCGACCCTGAGCTTGTCGCTCACGACGACGCTGTTTCGCCCTGCCACAACGATGCTGCGGCGGCTGTCCGCGATGGACGTCCGCCCGAAGATCTGCGTGCTAGATCCTGTCGGGCTGACCGGGCGCCATTGCAGCCGCACGCGCGTGTTGCCGTACTCCTCCATGTTGTAGCCCCGGGCACGCAGTTCGGGCGTCAGGTTGCGCACGACAGGCTCGCCGAACCGATCGACCTGCAACCACCGCGGGGTGATCTTGCGGAAGACGATCGAAAGACTCGCCAGCCCGCTCCCGGCTGCAGGCGCACCAGGCGGCTCGACGTAGCGGGTGTAGAGCCCGACATAGGGTAGATCGATGCGCGGCGGCAGGATGGCGTGCCGAGACTCGAGCGACAGCCTGCGCACCGCATCGGCAATGAACGGGGTGCCGTAAGCGTCGGTCGTGAAATTCCCGATGCGCCTGAGCTCGCGCGATCGATTTTCTGCCCCGGCCGCGCCAAAGAGCGTTGCGATCGCGCCCGCCGGCTTAAGCGGAAACGCCTTGTTGAACGCACAGGCCCACGATGAGATGTACGGCGGCTCCATGCCCTCGATCGAGAGGCTTCGGATCCGGTGCGACACCATCCCGGCCTTGTAGAACTGCGCTGGGTCTTGCGGCGCCGCACCTTTGGGGAGGATCTGGCGAGCGTTGTTGTCGATCTGAGCGTAACCGAAGCGCGCCGCCACGAAGCCCTGCAGCGGCGCGCGCCGGTTGCGGTTTGCGATTCCGGTCCAGGTCTGCGCCCACTCAGGCGCCTCCAGCCCGCTGCCG